TGTGACCCCTAGAACGTCCCAGGCGCTGTCCAATGCGCGCGCTTGTGTGACGGTGTCCCGGACGATTCTGCCGGCAGAGATGGTGGATCGAAGCACTTGGGCGCGCCGGATCGAAGCTATTAACAGGCCCCTAATGACAGCCGCATCTTCTGAGGACAATCGGGTCTTGCCCTTAAGAAGTGCATCGCGAGCCAGAACGATCGTCTCGTCATCGAGGTTCCGGAGATAGGACACCATCTCGGGGGAGAAGACGTCATCGAAGATCATCGCCATGCGCTCGTACATGTGATCGGTGTTGACCTGGCCCGGAATCAGCCGGCCCACCACGCGCAATGTGATGCGCAGCAGATGGGCCTCTTTGGTCGCGACCAGGTTGTACTTGGACAGCAGATTCACCGTACGCACCGAGATGATCTCCGGGGCGACGATCATGATCCGCTGCAGCAGCGAGCGGCCTTTGAGCGGTGAGATGTTGTGCCGCCGGCTCAGCTTCCGAAATGCCGTGACAGTCGTCTCGCTGAGGATGCCGGCGCTGACGAGAGCCTTGAGGAAGGTGGCGTCCGCGCCCAGCTCAGGAACCGCTATGAAGAGCCGCTCAAGGATCCACTTGTCATTCAAGCCGCCGCCTCATCTTGGGGTGGCCCGCCGGCCTCTTGATCCAAACGGTTTCCGCCGGCGTCGACTCCCATGGCGTCCATCTGCTGCTGCTGCCTGGCGAAGTTCTCGTCGGCCTGCTTCTGCGCATCGGCGATGATCTGCTTCGGGTCGCCGAGATCGAAGCCAAGCTCGTTGAGCTTGGTGAGGTACAGCTCGGTGGAAATGACCGCTGCCAGATGCAGGTCGCTGAGAAGCGCCAGCTCCTTGTCGGTGTCCTTCGGCAGCTTCGGCCCGACGACCGGAATGACCTCCAGCTCCGGGGGCAGGGTGAGCCCCTCGTACGCCGCGAACCACTCTTTGAGGTCGTGGAACAGCTGGCGCAGCTTGGCCAGGATGAAGCTGTCTTTGTTCGAGGCGTCATCGAGCAGCGGCGCCAACCGGATTGATAGCGCGATGCCGGATTCGGCCATGGCCGTGTCGACCTCACCGAGCGCCACGCTCGAGATGCCGGCGGTCGATTCCGCCTGGTCCTGCAGGTACTTGTAGTGGTTCTGGCTGGCGTCGACACTTGTGACGCCAGACACCCGGGCGAACTGATCGGTGGCCGACCTATCGTCATCGGTGTCGACCTCGACCACCCTCTTGGGCCCGACAATCCAATCGGTGGGGTTCCCGTCCTTGTCGACCGGCCGGTTGGTGCTGACGTAGACCCCGAGGCCCGACATGGCGATCGCCACGTCCTCGTCGGTCACAGCCTGGTTGACTCCGAAGAAGACCCGCTCTAGGCCGGCCAGATCGCTGACACCGTAGAACTCGCCGCGCTTCTCGTTGGCCTTGAAGTGGTAGACCGGCAGTTGCGTGATCCCCGGCACGATCTCGATCGGCTTCGCGTCCGGATGCGTAACGACCTTGCGCTTGACCGGATCTTCCCAGTTGGTCTGCTCCAGCACGATGGTCTCGTAGGTGATCTCCGCACCGTCGACATAAGCCCCGTCGGCATAGCTCGGGTGCCCGATAGCGCGCGCGGTCAGCCAGGTCTGGACCTTGAGCAGGTTCTTGCCGTCGATGGTGAGCTGCTCCACGATCCGGACCCCGACCATCTTGGTCTTGTCCTGGGGGTCCTTGATCGGGAAGAACGTCTCGGGCTCGATGATCTTGGCCGAGATCCTGCTGCCTTCGGGCTTCAGCGGGTCGGCGTAGAGGTAGACCAGCCAGTCGCCTTGGGCCAGTCCGAACGGCAGGGCTGCCCGGAACACTTCGAAGAACATCTCGCGGGTGAAGAAGTCCCCGAAGGCGATGATCGCGTTAGACGTCTGGTCCGGTTCGAGCGGCACCTCCTCGGCCAGGCCGGCGGTCTTGTTGACGATCTGGAAGCCGAGATCCTTGCAGACGTAGCGGGCCTTGGTTTGGATGATCCGCTTCGCCGAGGGCACATAGATCGGGTTCTCTTCGTCCTCGCGCAATGTGAGCTTGATCGCGTTGGAGTCGTTGGCGAAGAGCAGGTCATAGAAGCCGTAGGCGTTGAGCCGGAACCCGTCGGTGGTGCTGAGCCAGCCTTGCGGCTTACCCGTAAAGGGCTGGGCGGTATCCCAGATTGTTGTCAACGTTCCCCCTATGCCGACCTGGCGGTGCGCTGACGCGCCTGCCCGGACTTTCTGATGGTGTCTCCGAAGTGCCCCTTGTAGAACCGGCCCAACGCCTCGGGTGAATGATCATCTTTTTTGAGCGGGTTTTCTTTGGGACTCTGCGTGTCCTCATCTTTGGTCTCAGGGTAGCGATAATCCTGCATTTCCCTGATCGTGTTGAGGCACCTGTGGGCGAAGAAAAGTTTCGGTGCCCGATCGGGGTGACCGTGGATGAGGAACTCGGGGCTGATCTTGAGCCCGCGCCTGATCAGGTCGATCCGATCGCGGATCAAACCGCCAGTGTTGCCGCGTACGGTGACCTTCCAAGCCTTCGACAGCACCTGCGAAGCGCCGGGGTCTTCCGGGTCTGGGTAAAGATCACGAGCTGCCCGGACCATCGGGCCGAGACGAGGGTCGGTCCAGATCTCCTGCGCCACCTCATCGATGGTCTTGTGAACGTGGTAGTACTCATCGATCACATAGACGTTGTCCCAGACGTCCTTCTGGATGAACAGCACGACGGTGGGGTTGGAGTAGCCGTAGTCGGTGGCCAGATAGATCGGCAGCTTCGGGTCGTAAACGTAGTGCCCGACGTTGATTTCCTCGTCGAAATCTTTGAAGACCCGGCCAACGAATTCGGTGAAATCAGCGCCGATCTCCTGGTTGAACTTCTCCTCCGTCATCTCGGATTCCATGTCCGTGATTTCGGGGTCGTAGCGGCCCTCGGGGAAGAGGATGTTGTTGGACCAGCTGGGCATCCTGATCGACCACCAGTTGGGGTCTCCGCGCTGGCCGCGCTGCCACTGCTCGTAGAACCAGTTCTTGCCCTCTGGAGTGGAGCTGAAGATCGCCCAGCCCTTGTAGTCGGCCAATGTAGGCCGAATGTATTTAGTCCAGACCGATGGCTTCAGTTTGGCGGCCTCGGCCAGGACCACGCCTTCCAGCCCCTCGCCGACCAGGGTGCCGGGATACTTGGCGGACTTGGCATGTACCAGGAAACGCCCGCCCCATAGCGAGATGTGCATGTTCCCGCCGTTGACGTCGTTGTAGCTGCCGGGATGATCGAGAGGGATCTCGAGCGTGACCAGGTCGTTCCAGAGGACCCGGAATTCCTTCTCTGCGTCGGAGTACTCCGGGCCGATGATCCAGTACTCAGCGCGCCGTCCGAACGGCTCCAGCTCCTTCTGCCGCAGCCGTGCCTGGAGGGCCCTGACGGTCAGCTCGTGACCGCCGAATGTCGACTTCCCGGTGCGCCGGCCGGCGCAGACCACGCGGAAGCGCTTGTTGTTGATCTCTCGATGGATGCGCCGCTGGACGAGGTGAGGGTTGTAGCCGATCTCCTTGAAGACCCCGGCCATAGACAGGGCCTTGGACATCGGCTACCTCTTGAGCCTCTTGGCGTTGATCCCGCCGGCGTTAGCCACCACGACGGCGGCGGCGGCGAGTCCGGCCAGCACTTTGGGGTTGCTGGATCCGACTGCCCTGCGGGCCAGCATGTGGGTGGCTACGGTGCCGCCAACAGCGACCCCTATCGAGGCACCGCGCTGGATCCGCCGGCTGGTCTCGGCTTGCGTACGCAGCTGCTTGGTGCGGCCCTTGCGGCCGCTCTTCAGGCCTCCTCCGTGGGTGGTCCGGCCTTTGCCCCAGCCTCCGGTGGAACCCGCGTAGCGACCGCGTGAGTCCCGCAGAACGCGGGCCATTAGACCTTGCGCCTCTGGATGCCACCCCTGGATCGTGCGGCGATCGCCGCAGGGGTGTTCGTGGCCTTGAAGGCGGTGACTGATCGCGGTAGGGAGCCGGAGGTGACAGACGGACCGGACCTCGCAGCGGGCAGGCGTGGAGCTCCCGGAATGCGCAGATGGCCCTGGCCCGAGGTGCCCAGTGGACGACCGGCCATTTAGATGCCGCCGTCCTTGTTGCCGAAGGCGTTCCGGTTGGCCGGCAGGACGTACGCCGGCAGCATCCGAGTCTGCGGGTGGTCGTTGCCCTCAGGCACCTGATTGGTCGCGCCCCGGATGGTGTTCAGCGCTGCGATGCTGTGATCGGTGACCGTGCCACCGCCGCCAGCCGCCCCACTCTTGAAGACGATGATGCGTGATGCCATGATTTATCCCCCTGCTCACGTGGCCCCTCGTGCGCGATCTTAGTCGAGATCGTCGGTGACACTGAGAGTTCCATTGCCCCTGGCCGGAAATGTCTGCTTCGTGCCGTCCCCGAAGGTGACCTCGACCTCGTATCGGTTTGATCAAGGTCGCCGACGCCCCAACTGCGACTGACGAATCCATCCGCAGCGGGTGACTCGACCGTCAGCGGCTGGCTGAACAAAGTGTCGTCCGGCTTCCGCATGATCAGCAATACCTGGTTGACGAACGTCAGGGGAACCGGAGTTTCACCGTCAAGGCACTGGGCATAGAAGTCCGGCCTGGTGTCACCGAGCTTCATGTCTATCCGCAGGTTGCCCATCTCAACTCCCTATGCCCAAGGTTGCCAGACCAGACCGCGTGTCCAGTGTTGCCTGGTTATGTCTGGCGTTCAGTGTCGCGCTTCTCACTCGTGGGATGACCAGGCCTCCCCGGACCACAGACAGTGGCTGATCGAGCTCGGCGCTCTGGCCGATCGCTCCGACCTTGCGACGAGCAAAGGCCTGGGCGGTGCTGACAGCTGAAGCCTGGCCGATCAACCTGCTTCTGCCGTGGGTGAATTGCTGGGAAAGATCAGCTTCTGAGGCCTGGCCAATGGCCTTGGTCTTGGTCCGAACGACCGGCTGAGCCAAATCGGTTTCGATGATCTGGTTGATCCGGATACTGCCGGGAGCAGTGATCGGCCGAGCGGCATCGCTTTCTGTGGCTTGGACCACCGTCCGGGACCTGCTGTGGGTGATCGGCTGGGCCAGGTTGGTCGTGGAGGTCTGTACGACGATGCGAGTCTTGATCTTGGTGACCGGACGAGCGGCGTCGGTTTCAGACGCTTGCCCGACGAGATGGCCTGAAGGCCGGGTGATCGGCCGGGCGGCGTCGACCTCGGTGGCCGGCAGGCTGTAGGAGTCGTAGTACTCGTCGGGGTAGTAGTCGCCTAGCTTGACGACCTTGAGCCGCCCTATCGGCTGGGCAAGGTCGGTCTCGATGACCTGGTGGACCACATGACCGCTGGACGAGGTGATCGGACGAGCGGCGTCGGTCTCTGTGGCCTGTACGGCGGTGCGTGACTTGAGGCGCACGATGGGCTGAGCGACATTGGTCGCCGTAACTTGGCCGACGACTCTGGCCTTGGCTCTGGTGACCGGACGAGCGGCGTCGGTTTCGAGTGTCTGCCCAACCGCCGTGCTTCCGACATGGGTGATCGGGCGCGCCGTGTCGGACTCAACGTTCTGCCCGAGTGCTCGTGCCTTAGCCGAGATCATGGGTCTGGCGGTGTCGGACTCGATCACTCCCGCTGATCCGCGATTGATCTCGACGGCGATCGAGGCCTCTGCCCACACATTGTGGCCGGCGTCTCCGACGTTCAGGTCGGCCCAGCTCACCGAGGTTGATGTCGAACCAGATCGTGCTTGTGTTTGGAGCGCGGTGAAGGAGTTGTTCCGGCCAGGAATGTCGTGGATCTCGGTCCAGCCTGATCCTGGATCGGCTGCCTCGGAGGTGGTGCTGTAGTTGTTGCTGGCGATCGCCGCGAACACTTCCGAACTGGCCGCTGGATTGACTCCCAGGGTCAAGCTCGATGGCCTTGGGTCGGTGGCGTTGACGGTGTTGTTTCCTGCTGCGCCGGTGGTGCCAGTCGGTGCGCCAACCTGGTATCCGGTGTACGCGACCACCGAGACGTCGTAGTCGATCATGGTCCGGGCGCCGGCGTCGAACGTTAACGTCATGGAGACGCCAGCGGTGACAGGAGCAGTCCAGATCACCGCTGATGTGGCGAAGGTGGCCTGGGAGCTTTCGGAGTCGACCACTCTCGACCAGGTTCT